CTAATATTCCATCCTTCAAATCAGCACCGTCTATTACGACAAATTCTGAGAGGCGGAAGCTCTTCTCAAATTTGCGGGACGATATACCTTTATACGCAAACTCACGCTCATCTTTACTCACTTCTCCGCTTATCTTTAAGATACCATCTTTGAGCTCAACTGATATATCCTCTTTTTTGAAACCAGCCAAGGCCATTTCAATAAGAAACTTTTCCTCATCAATCTTGACCACATTATGTGGTGGATAGTTATCTTTTCCTGATTTACCTGCAGAGTGGATTCTCTCCAAGTCATCTATTAAGGCATCAAAGCCAACGAATAGTGAACGTGGGACGTTCATAGTATTTCTTACCATTTTAATTTCCTCCTATTAATAGCAAGGTTATTTGGAAACCCGCACCATGCGGCATTTCTCAATATTATTTATACAAGTTTAGTCCTTACTTTGACTATTACCTATATTATATTTTGGACACAGTTCCCATTGCGACTTTTCTTTATAAGGTATGACCTTAATTTGTCTCAAAGGAGCTTTATCCTTAACCAAAGAATTATCTACGATTGATACTAGACCCCAATCGGCCAAAAGAGTAGCAATAGTGTTTCTTCTTTGGATATCATTTTCTATTAGGTTGGAAGGTTTCCCATCTAATAAAAATAATTCTTTAAAATGCACAATAAAGTACCTACCTTGTTTATGTAATATGTGACAAGATTGGAATAGTTTATTGTCTTTACGGGAGGCGACTCCCATTCTAGTTAGTGTTTCTCTGATTTTTAGAAAGTCGTCAGGCTCGTTTAATGTGACTTCGAGCATTGTTCCAGGCGACCATTCAATCTTATTGTTTTCGCTTTCCACCTTTATAAATCCTTTTCTTCAGTTCTTGTAGTTGCTCATCTGTAAACAACGACAATACAGATTTAGCTTTCTCATTGCTATATCCATAATATGTTTTTATAAGTTCCAAATGCTCTGGTTCTTTGCTTTTGAGCCATTTAGACCACCTTTTGTGCTTTCTAATTATATTTATAAAAAAGTCATACTGAAGGCGGTTGTCTATGGTATGATGTATGTTCATTTCATTGGCAAATAAGACAGTATCAGAAAAGAATGATAATGCCCTATTGATTATAAATGGTGCATATTCCTTCTCAGCAAGGTCATCTACCATGATGTTTTTCTTACCATGGTTTATATCATTTACATAATCGAATGGGTTCATTTAAATTTTACTCCTGCCATAATCTCTGTACAACAAGCAACCATATTGAGCTCATGGTCTGCGACAAAACTGTTTTTATACTGATAATCAGCCAAGATTAGGACCAACTGCGGTATGCTAGTAGGTTCTACATAGTCGTACATATTATCATATATCTTGCGAAATAATGCTGCTGGTTCGACATCTATGTTGTCTGTGACCCATTGCCGCATAGTTTTGAAGTCTTTGCCTTTTAATGCTGTCATTAGTCCGTTTAAGGAAACCTCGGATAAATTAACCAGTATGCCTGAATCAATTGTACCACTTACAGAATACCTTTGTAACTCGTTGAGCATTCTACGAAAGTCTGGAAAGTATTTAATAATTAATTCTACCAATACCTCTGTTTCGTATTTGACATTTTCTCTGTCTAGTATTTCCATTATTCTTGCCATGAATACTGAGGCAAGTCTGTCTCTATCCGCTTTAGGTATAGTAAAATCTACTATGGAACATCTTGAATGTAGAGGTTCGATAATACGATTTTTAAAGTTACAGGTCATTATAAACCTGCAGTTATTGGAAAACTCTTCTATGAATCCACGAAGCGCTGGCTGTGTGGATTGGGGATTTAAATAATCGGCCTCGTCTAGTATTACTACTTTAGGCCCAGCCTGTAGAGATACTGTTGAAGCAAATTGTTTGATTTTATTTCTTAATGTATCAATGTTGCCTTCTTCTGACCCATTAATCATTAGATAGTCTAGACCCAATTCTCTACACAGAGCTCTAGCAACTGTGGTTTTACCTACACCTGCAGTGCCTGTAAATAAAAGATTTGGTAATTCTTGATTTGAAACAATGTTGGTAAATGTTTCGTGTAATTCGGGAGGTAGTACAATGTCCTCTATTTTCTGTGGACGATATTTTTCAACCCACAAGTACTCATCATTTTTAAATTCCATAATATAATCCTTAAATTGGAGGGGCCGTAGCCCCTCATGAGTTTAGTCGTCTTTTGATTCAACGACTTCTTCAGCCTCGACTGCCTCTGGTACTTGACCTTCGGGAGCGTCTGCATCTTTAGGCTGTGACGCCTCGATAAACGCTGCCAATCTTGTTCTAAGACCACCTACAATCTCTAATTCAGGGCCTTCAAAAGCACCCCTTTTCGAGCATAAGTCGATAATCTGTACACAAGTTGCCATGTCCTGTAAAGACAATTGAACTGGTTCTTCAGTTTTCACTTCATCTGCCATTTCATTCTCCTATGCATAGTGAATATATTTATACACCAAAGCTTGAGTTTTTCTCCAAAGCGATAAAATACTCAACCGGTTTTGATTTGTTTTTCCAATTGGATATTAGCCTTGATGAAATAAATACATCATATTCGCCATCAATGATTTTCATATTAGCTATGTTCATGATGAACGAAAAGTTATGACCCGTTTCATTGGGTCCCAAGTCGACCTCATAAGTATTAGCACTAGTATCTTTACTATCGAATACTTTCAGGACGATGTTGTTCTCTCTTGTTTCTATGGCGATATCAATATGCCCTAAAACTGATGCAGCTTTTTTCATTGAAAGAATTGTTTCCTCTGTAAGGACTACATGCACTTCAGTATCAGGCATTGTAATATCCTTATCAGGAGAAGTTAGAATGCTTGGTTCTGCAAAATAATAATTCACTTTTTGAAAATTATTTTTTATAACACAAGCCTTTTCTTCAAACGATAGTGTTGCATCTTCTATCAGCGAATGCGTAGATAGAAATTCATTAAGGTCATATATTCCCATATCAACAGGAAAGTCCTCTACGATATCTGCGATCGCCAAAATGTTCTTGGCCTCAGATATTGTTTTCAGTTTTTGGCCTGGTTTCAGCACAATGTTTGGATTGATAGTTCCAAAATTCTGCAGAAGGGCCAAAGTATCAGTAGATAATTGCATTATTTTTCTCCATAATATTAGTTATTATTATATCACAAAATTGGCTATCTGTCAACGCTTTTTGTTGCCGCGTCGCCACTTTGTAAATCATGTACATTAAGAGCAATTAAGGCATAATGTAATATCTTCAATAGGTCTTTCCTATTGTATCCATCTTTTTTGCCATACCTTTGAGCATATTTAAGTACATTTCCCAATGCAAAACCTAGTCCATGGTCGCAGTCAATAATAAATTCCGTTGATTGAAATCTATTCTTGCTGTAATGACCATCATAGGTTTTGTCTATATAACTTTGGAGCTCATTGATTAGAGCTCCTTCGTTAAACTTATAATTTACTTTAGACAATGTCGTCCTCCGTATCTGCAACTTCTTCAACCTCTGGTTGGTCTGTAATTTCTCCAGAATCAACTTTTGTGTAGAGGTCTATAAAAGATGCCTTTGTTTCATCATCGAACCTAGAGATACATAGGTCGATTGCTTTTGTTTTGTTATTAAAGATAGAGAAGGTTTGAACAATGTGGCAGAGCCTTCTTGTTGAAATAACTTCGTCTACGCCATCGTCAAAGAAAGTTTTTCTTATGACTTCGGCCCATTTGATTAGGTTGTCTGCAAAATCAGCATCGGTAGCATTGAATTTGTCCATATGCTTGAGAATGATTTTCTTTTCGATTGAAGCACTTGGAAATGCTTGGTCGATTGATACAGTAAATCTTTCTAGGAATGCATCATCTATGATAGACGCCGCCGTGAATCGCCCATCTTCAGAACCTTTACCTTTGGTATTGGCAGTTGCGATTACATTGAAACCAGGAGCTGGTTGTACAACTTCTCCTGTCTTTTTAACTAGAACTGGTTTACCTTCAAGGATACCTTGTAGACACATGATTTTATTTGTTGCTCTATCTACCTCGTCAAGAAGAAGTATAGCTCCATTTTCCATAGCTTTGAGAACTGGGCCTTTAGAAAAGACAGTCTCGCCATTGATTAGTCTGAAACCACCAAGCAAATCATCTTCATCAGTTTCAGGATTGATTTGAACTCTGATAAATTCTCTACCAAGTTTGGCAGCTGCTTGTTCTACCATAAATGTTTTACCATTACCTGATAATCCAGATACATAAACTGGGTAGAACATTTCTGATTTTATGATTTTTACCAAGTCGGCAAACGCGCCCCATGGTACGAATGTGTCATCTTTAACTGCGAAGTTTCTCTCTTCGTTGACAACTGATTGCATTTGAGCAACTCCTGCTGGTTGAGAAGATGTTGCCGCAACGCTGTTTGCCATTTCTTTTCTTAAAGGAACAACAACAGAAGATAGGTCATATGTACCTATTTTGACTCTGTTATCAGCTGTTAAAAGGCAATACCAATCTGAACCTTTATATCCGAATTCTTTTGCAATGTCTACAATGACACCTTTTCTGAATTCTGTTTGGTCGGGAAATCTTCTGACTAGTTCCTCGACGATTTTTTGGGTTGATATTTTCATTTCACTTTTATTCATAATATAATTAACTCCTTATTTTTTAATATTATATGTATATTCTAACTGGAATCTATCCATTTGTCAACCTTTTTTTGTAAAAAGTTACACAATTGTAACAATTGATATATGTATATAACTCCATATTAAGCCACTGCCTCCGCAAATTTGCTCATCAGTACCTTGTTAGTCTTTTTACTCTTAGCATGCTTCTTGAAAGCCGCTGCAAGTTGGCCTCTTGAAGCATCTTCTGATACCTCAAAGTCTTCGTCTTGAGCAGACAAATGTTTGCCACCTTTTACAAAATAGTAGTTATCGTATCCGTAGATGTCTTTGATTTCTACACATTTGTTCTTTCTGTATTCTTTTGTATACACTGGCTTTTGGTCATGTACTTCTAAGTTCTGGTCCCAGATTGCATCATTTAATCTTCTGCTCCATTCTCTTGCATCTTCTGCCATAAAGAATCCAATTGTTTTTGAATTAAATCTTTTCTTGATATTCTCTAGTAATGCTGAAGTAATAGATTTTCTGGAGTGTCTTTTAACATCAATCAGTTTACCACCTACCAAAATTCTTTTGTGGTTACCCCAAGAGCTGTAACCTATAGATGATAATGAATTTGCATCTCCATCTGTAAACACTAAGAAGTTATGCTTTTCTACGCCTGTCTTGTTGATAAACTTTTTGATTAATTTATGCATAACAATTAGTGATTGGTCAAGTGGAGTTGAACCTAAATTTTCATATCTTGTTTCAGGATATGCTTTAGACCAGTAATAGTCATTGCTGTTTTGCATAACTCTAAACCACATCCATCTGATAGACTCAAGAAAATCTGTCTTGTTTAAATCTGAGTTTGTTAATTCTGTAAGATAAAGTCCGTCCATTTGTATTTTACCTTTGTAAATATCAGCATGTCTGTCGTCCCAATCGATTTGAGGATATGATTTATTACCAGTTGTAAATGCATGGACAGTAAAAGGAATATTTACTGCTTTACAAAACATAACTGTATGAATAACTTGGTCCAATACATAAGGCATTGAGCGACACATGGAACCTGAAAAATCTACAAGAAGTTGCATACCATGAGATTTTGCATTAGCAAGTTTTGTACTTCTTAGAAATATATCATCATCAGTTTTGTATGCCCAAAGTTTGTTAACATTGATGTTACCTGTTTTGGCAACTGAAGCTTTTTGCCACTGATATGCTGCTTTCTTTTGTTCGAACTCTCGGGCCGCTGCCGCTACAGCTTTTTTTGTAGATTTAAAATATGTATTAAAGTCAGCTTCTGCCTTTGGAGTAAAACATTCCCACTCATACTCATTATCTCTATATGGTGGTATTTGACTTACCTTTAATCTTTCGTCTGCAAGAACCTTGTAAGGAACGATTGCATGATTAGCTTCTTCATCAGATATTTCGTCATAAAAACTAATTTCATCTAAACCATCTTCAAGTAAACTATCTTCCATACCTCTGTAAAAATCATCAGTTTCTGAAGTATCTTCCTCAACAACTTGTTCTTGCTGATTAGAAGCTTCTTGAGTATCCGGGGCTGGGGTGTCATCTTCGTTGCTCTCTGAGCTATCATCATTGTCCTCTTTGCAATCGTCTGATTCGTCCCCAGCCTCAGATGTTTGTTCTTCTTGTTCTTCTTGATTTTCTTGTGGTTGTGATTCCATGTCGTCGTGACCCATAGAAAAGTCATCTTCGTTTTCCATACCTGGTGTATCTTCACCTTCTTGTGGTGCAGGTGGTTGTAATAATTCTGATTGATTTTCTTTTGTGTATTCTAGTATGTCTCTTACAAGTTGAACAACTTCTTCAAAAGTTTCTGTAGTTAAAGCTCTTTTGTAAAAAACAACTTCTTCGTCATTGAATGGAACTTCTATTAGACTTCTTAATTTAGTTTTAAGGTTAATCTTGTCAATAAGTTTGACTGAATTCCAATCTGAATCTTGATAATTTACTGCGTCTCCAAAGAAGCCTTCATCATATAATTTTCTGTAACCTTTTTGGAAAGGAGTAACAAGACCAGGATATCTGCTTTGGATTTTTCTTTCAATTCTTGCGTCTTCTATAACATTGATATAAGACCTAGGTGCGCCTTCTAAGGCTTTTGGACTGTCATGCCAACCTTCAAAAGGAGTCTCTAAAGCATGACCAACTTCGTGACCAATTAATAAATCATATACATCTTTACCCATGTCTTTCCACAAAGGTAAACCTAAAACTCTATTTTTAATATCGAACCAAGCAGTAGGAAAGTTACCATGTTTTATGGTAATATTTTCTGTTGCCAGTAATTTTGGTAGTGATGATTTTTCGTATTGTATCAAAATAACTCCTTATTTAATTATTTAATATGTATATTCTAACTGGCTTTTACCCATTTGTCAACCTTTTTCTGCAATTATTTTAACATTGTTACACAATTGTAACAAAACTTTATATGAATATAACCAAAAGTTCTAAGAGATTTGGCTGAAATTACGCTTTTTGTGGAATTCTATCTTAGATCGAAACTTATTCTCTAGTAT